TAAGTGGGATGATACACAAACCATTATGACTAATCAACAGATGAAAGAGCAGATGATGCGCTGCTTTAATTTCTATACAAACCAATGCTCTGATAAAGAGACACGTTCATTCATCGAAGTATACCTGTCACATAATAACATGACCAAGGAATTGGCTGCTTTCAATAAGGTATCTGATAATCTTATTGTTGGACCAATGCCATGGTTATGTCGTATGAGTATGATGGGCTTGAATTTAAGTAACATACATAAGCAATACATTATCGATGAGTTGAATCGTATATCTGAGTTGTCGCAACTTAAAGAATCGAAGAAGAAACCGAAACCAGCGTTTGATATACAACAGAAAGTAACAGAAGCCATTAATGAAACCATTGGTGATATTGATTTTAACATCGATGAGTTCATTAGAACCAGATGTAAACATAAGTTCGACTGTTATGCTTGGTTGAAAGAGAATGACTTAAAGCCAATGTATGCATCACGCATTGTTCAGATATACACTGAAGAACTCAAAGAAATTAAAGAGTTAATGAAGGGTGAGGATGAGCAGTTGGTTGAAGCGTATGGTTTCTTGACCAAACGTGAAATTAAGAAACTGCATGACTTTGTTCAAAAGATTATCGATGACGCTAAGACTTGGTCTACTAATCAAAAGAAAGCACGTGCACCACGTAAGATTAAAAAGAAATCTGCTGATCAAGTTACACGCAATGTTAAGTATCAGAAAGCTGATTCTGAGTTGCGTCTTACCAGTATAGATCCAAGCAAAATGGTTAATGCTAGTGAAGTCTGGGTGTTTAATAGTAAGACTCGATGCTTGGCTCGATACGTCGCGGATAGTGGTGGACTTTCAGTTACAGGAACATCGCTAAAGAACTTCAGTGAAGTGAATTCTTTATCAAAGAAAATTCGTAAGCCAGAGGATTTGGCTAAAAGCGTTGTGACTGGTGGCATTAAATCTGTCGCTAAATACTTCGACAATCTAACCACAAAAGCAACAAGTGCTAATGGAAGATTGAATGAAACTTCGTTAATTCTACGGATTGCTTAACATGATACTTGTTGATTTGAATCAGACTATGATATCGAATTTGATGATGCATCTTTCACATACTAAAGATGAACTCAATGAAGATATGATTCGCCATATGATATTGAACAGCTTGCGTTCTTATAGAACAAAGTTCAGCAATGAGTATGGTGAGTTGATTATTTGTTGTGACGGCAGACATTACTGGCGTCGGGAAATTTTCCCACACTACAAAGCCAATCGTAAGAAAGATAGAGATGCGTCTACTCTAGACTGGAATCTATTATTTGAATCACTCAATAAGATTCGGGATGAGATACGTGATAATCTACCATACAAAACATTACGCATTGATCGTGCTGAAGCTGATGACATCATTGCTACTATCTGTCATAAGTATGGCACATTCATTGGTGATGGTGAAAAGATTTTAATCTTGTCTGGTGATAAAGACTTTGCACAGCTACAGAAATACAGTAACGTGTATCAATATTCTCCTGTTCTCAAGAAGATGATTGCTGTTAATAATCCAGAGAGTTTCCGTAAAGAACATATTATGCTTGGTGACCGTAGTGATGGAATCCCCAACTTTTTATCAGATGATGATACGTTCGTTACTGATAAGAGACAGAAACCACTACGTCGAGATAAGATGGATGAGTGGTGTAGATTAGAACCAAAAGAATTCTGCAACGATACAATGTTGCGTGGATATATGCGGAACGAACAGTTGATTGACTTAGATAAGATTCCTGATGATATTCGAGATGAGTGCTTATCATTGTTCGACACTGTTAAACCAAACTCACGTTCTAAAATATTTCCATATCTAATTCAACACAGACTTTCACAACTAACAGAAAACATAGGAGATTTTTAATGACAAAGACATTGGCTGAAATTATAGATGAAGTAGAAAAACAAAAGACTGCCGCAAAACAGGCAACAATCTTACAGAAAAACAGTTCGGCTGCTCTTAAGGCAATCATTGGTTATGCAATGGATCCTGGAGTCAAATGGCTATTACCTGATACAGATCCTCCATACAGAGCTCTACAACAATCAGCAGAACAAGAGGGTAAGTTGATTGCCGAGTGTCGTAAATTTATTTACTTTGTAGATAGTCCTGATGGTCGTAATGTTAAAGCATTAAAGCGTGAGCAGATGTTTATTCAACTGCTTGAGTCAGTAGATCCACGTGACGCTATATTAGTATTGCGTGTTAAGAACAAAGCATTAAAGATTAAACCAGAAGCAGTTAAGATTGCCTTTCCTAAACTAACAGTAAACTGGAAGTAGATTAATGAGCAATGTATTCATAGTTGGTAATGGCGAATCCCGAAGGGGATTTGACCTCAATATCATTAAAGGAGTTGCACCAATCTATGGATGCAATGCTATCTATCGTGAATTCACTCCAGACTATTTGGTTTCTGTTGATGATGGTATGCACAGTGAAATAGAAGCTAGCAATTATCCTAAAGATAATTATTTTCCAGCAAGAGGAGATGACTGTTGGGAACCAGCAGCATGTAATCCTTCTCGTCCAAGAAACAATGCTGGTATGTATGCTATGAGAGTTGCTATCTCTCGTGGTGCTACTAATCTAATTTGTATTGGTTTTGATTTTCTAATCGGAGATCCAACTCAATCCGTGTCTAATCTATACGATGGCACTCAGAATTATAGTATGGAAACCAGAGCTAGATTTGAAGACAACGTTGGTCGTATAGCATATCTTAAATGGTTTGCTGATAACAATCCAAAAATTACATTCATATTTGTTCAGGAAGATAAATTTCCTGTGAGAATTGTTGGCTCAAAAAATATTTTTACAATTTCATACGAAACGCTGAAAAGTAACATACATAGAACATAATCAATTATACGGAGATATATTATGAAACAGATTATTCTTACACAGAAATATGACAGTGAACATCTTCTCGGCAAGTTCTTAGAACATGACGCATATGATTTTGTTGCTATGGAAGACGTTGACGTATATAAGCCACTTGGTCCTGGTGAAGAGCCGAATGAAACTAATATTCTAATGAAATTTCGTAAGAATGTATTTCCTAAAGAGCTGACTGATGTTGCTTATGATGGATTGCGCCATGGTGCATCGCTGTCTGATAATAGGGGATTGGCTGCTGGCACACATCGTGATGAGTTTCAAACTGTTCCTGGTGGATTTGGTAGACGCAAGTGGGTGACACAACGTGAACGTGCGTTGCTACAGTATTTTGTTGGTGGTTCTAAGAGCGCTCTCGGTATTGATTTGATTGATGAGATTATCAGCACTACACCAGATACACCTCTTGAAGGACGTGGCGGCACAAAGGGTGGGCTGATTAAAGGTGGTGCTATATGGATTGTAGAAAAGTCTAGAGGATTTGTGTTTGATGATTGGCTTCGAGATATTCGACCACTGGGTTCTGAACAACGTAAAGAGCGTGCTATTGAAGTGTTAGATATGATTTCTGACACTACATACGGCAACTCAGTTAACTCTGGGACAGCTGGGTTCTTTGATAGGTATCCACGTATTCCTTTCTGTCGTGAAACGTCTTGGAGTGTATCTGAGCCAGGTCACTTTCAGAAAGGATATCCATTGTTTGATGCTGCTTCTAATGTGTATCGTGATAATCTACCAATTCGCTGGAATGGACAGATGGAACATGTTAAGAAACTCAAAGATGATAAGTGGAAGTTGAGTGATTCTGTATACACAACAGTAACAATCAATAAAGATTTTAGAACAGCATGTCATCGTGATGCTGGTGACCTGTGCGAAACCACTAGAGTAAACAATCCTGCTGGATTCAGTAATCTAACAGTCCTAAGTAATGGTAAAGACTTTGATGGATTTTATCTATGCTTTCCCGAGTATCGTGTAGCTGCACATATCAAGCCAGGTGATTTGATTATGATGGATGCTCACTGTATACACGGTAATGTGCCATTGATTAGTGCTGAAGAAGGATTTGAACGTATCAGTGTTGTTATGTATTTTAGAACTTCTATGTTAGATTGTGGCACGCAGCAGTATGAGAATCTGCGTAAAGAGTTTGTGTATGGTCGTAAGAATAACGATTCGCATCCAGACTGGAGGATAGGTTGGAATGGAATCACTGGTGGTATGTGGGATAGTCAGGAATGGTTCGATTATCTGGCAGTAAACGGATACGACTCACCCATTCCTAAGACATCAATTTCCGTTGAAGATTTTATGTAAGGATTAATATGGTATATGAAATAGCAATTCCAAGTTACAAACGACCAGATACATTAAGAGATAAGACGCTAGTCACTCTTGCACGTTATGGCGTAGATCCTAGTAAAATTACAGTGTTTGTTGCTGATGCCGAACAAGAGCAACAGTATCTTAATGCACTGACTCCAGGAACATATTTTAAGATTGTTATTGGTGAGGT